TCAGCTACATTTGTGCGATAGCTTAGACGCTTTTGGTAACCGATACTTGGTAGCGGTTCACGCATTAATTTGGAAAGTTCGGATCTTTTTGTCATATTGTATTTATTGTAGCAGGACTATGTAATCTAGCAATATATTAGGAAAAATAACTATTTTATTGTCCGGTATTAAATATATGTTTAGGAGAAATTAAATGGAAATTATTATAGCATTGGTGGTTTTTGGTGGCATACTTTGGTTCTATTTCAGTCGTGATGGGAAAAAAGAAACAGTTTCTGCATCCGACAAGGTAGAAGAATCGGCTAACGTAACTGCCCCGTACAAAGTACCAGAACCAGCTGCCACTACACCAATACCATTAGAAGTAGAAGTACTTCCGGCTGGAACAGAAGCTTCAATTGCGGCACCTGTAAAAGCACCAGCAAAGCCAAAAGCGGCCACAAAGCCAAAAGCAGTTGCTAAAGCTCCTGCTAAGACTCCTGCAAAAGCTAAAGCCTCAGCAAAACCAAAAGTTACTATAGCTAAGTAACTACTTGATTAATGAAAATAGGGTTTGATGTAATCAGCGACTTGAATTTGCTTCCCGGCGAAGTTTTCGATTGGGAAGGTAAAACAACAAGTTTATATTGTATTATAGCAGGTAACATCAGCAGTGATTTACGTACTATACATCAAACCCTATTACATTTATCACATGTTTATCAAGGTGTATTTTACATTGCAGGTACATTAGAATATGACGGGACACATAATATTAAATCCCGAACAGATGACCTTTTTAACCTATGTAGGTCTATACGAAATGTAGCGTACTTACATAATCATGTTGTAATTTTAGATGGTGTTGCTATTTTAGGGACAAACGGATGGTATAGTACAGACCTTAATCATTCTGTATTACAGCCCGAAGAAATAGATAATGAGCGGTATGATGATATCGGTTATTTGGGAAATACCATAGAAAAATTACAGTTACACTTAGATGTAAAAAAAATATTAATAGTCAGTCATTCGCCACCTGGCCATGAACTCTTGTTCGGAGAAGAGACTGATGATATATACACAATACCTCCGCTTAAGCTAAGTTTAATAAAAGACTTAGAAGGTAAAGTATGTACTTGGATTTACGGTAGTTATAATAAAACTGTTGATGTAGTATTAGATGAAATCAACTATATTAACAATAGTTATTATAAAAAAAATCCTTATTGGGCCAAACGAATAGAAGTTTAGTTTGTTTCAGACTCTACCTTAACTTGTAGAGGGTAGCCTTGACTACGTGCTGATACAGTAACTTCAATACCTTTTTGTTCTGCAATTTCATAGGGCAATACAGCAACAACTGCACTACCTTGATTGTGAATACTTTCAGTAATATGAGCCGCAGTATCATCGGTATAATTAAAATATTCAATTAAACTTCCCACAACAAACTCCATACTTGTTACTTCGTCATTAAGATAAATGATTTTAAACAAGGGTGGTTCAGCAAGATTAAGGTTGGGTTTGATTGTGACTTTTGTTTCTGTTTTAGACATATTGTTAATTTAGTTATGTGTGCGAGTTACCCCGCACACTTATTTAGTGAAGTTCTATTATATTACTTAGTATAACTAATAGCAATAGCTTTTGGCTTCTTTTCTTCAGGAACAATTCGTTCCAGATTAATAGTTAAGATTCCATCTTTCATTATTGCACCAACAACTTCTACATGTTCAGCAATTGTAAACTCACGGATAAATCCACGGTCACTAATACCTTTGTGTAAGTACTCCATCGCAGTATCTTCTACCGCTTTATCTCCGGTGATAGTTAATACACGGTTGTCTAGTTTGATACTGATTTCACCCTCAGCAAAACCGGCACAAGCTACTTCAATATTAAAGGTATCTTCTGTTAGTTTTACTACATTATAAGGGGGATAGTTTGAGTGTCCTTGTTGGGCATTCATTCTCATTAAATCATCAAACATGTTATCGAAGCCGATACCAAATTTGTGAATTGATGGAATGTCCAAGGAACGAAGGGTTAAGGTTTTTGTCATTTTATTTCTCCTATTAAGCAAGATGACTATTTGTAGACCCGACCATCGGCATCTACATACGTATTTATTATAATAAAAATACGCAAAAAAATCTATTATTTAGTAACTCAGAAGTCTTTTTTGGGAAGACTTTGGTCACTCAAGAATTTGTTCCAACGTCTTTTAGCCTGACTTTTCGCTAGTTTACGTTTCACAGTGGGTTTCACAAACTCTTGGCGATCACGTACTTCTTGTAAGGTACCGTAGTCCGTTATCATCTTTTTGAATTTGCGTAATGCCTTTTCGGTATTACCATCGTTAACTAAAACTTTGCGTCCTTTAATCATATTGCGGCTTTTGGTTGTAAAATCTGCTCCTGATTAATATTTATCTTTTTAATGTTGTTTTCACGGTACTTCTTAGTGTTATACATATGGGGCATTAAAACCTTCTCAATCTCAGTATGTAATCCACGTGCACCGGTCTTTAATTTCATTGTGTTTTCAGCTAGTTGTGAGATAGCATCTTCTGTAAAATCTAACTCAATGTCATCTAAACTAAGCAAATACTTATATTGGTCAATATAGTTGTTCTTTACCTTAGTCAGAACCTTAATCATTTCTTCTTTAGTCAAATTCTCTACGCTAACCGTTGTAGTAAATCGACCAATAAATTCAGGAATCATTCCGAATCGTGTTAAATCATCTGGGCTGACCATAGACAAGTCACCCTCTTTACGTGCATCTTTAATATCAGCACCAAAGCCAATACTTGTGCCGTTTAAACGATTGTTAACAATATCTTTTAATCCAACAAATGCCCCGCCGGCAATGAATAAGATATTCTTAGTATTAACTTCTAACATATCGCCACCGGGATGTTTACGTCCACCTCCTGCCGGAATACGACATGTTGTGCCTTCAACCATCTTTAATAATGCTTGCTGAACACCCTCACCGGACACGTCACGTGTAATACTTGCACCTTCACTTTTACGGGCAATCTTGTCAATCTCATCAACAAAAACAATACCACGTTCTGCTAGTTTAACATCGCCACCTGCGGCATTTAATAGCATACTAATCATAGATTCTACATCATCACCCACGTAACCAGCTTCTGTTAAACTTGTCGCATCAGCAACAATAAAGGGCACTTCTAAATATTTTGCTACAGTCTTTGCTAATAGTGTTTTACCGCTACCAGTTGGGCCAATCAATAAAACGTTACCTTTGTGAATTTCAAGATCCTTAGGAGGAGAGTTGATGCGTTTATAATGATTTGCAATAGCCACACTAAGTACTATTTTTGCATTATCTTGACCAATAATATGTTGGTCTAAGAACTCTTTGATAGTTTCTGGATCAAATCTAATATAATCCTTTTCAATCTTTTCTTCCTCAAGATTTTTATCATCGTGCATTAATTGAGTGCATAATTCAATGCACTCACTACATATAGCTACATCTTCTCCCACAATGAGTTTATTTACTACATCTTTATGATTACCGCAAAATGAGCAGTGACTTAATTTTATTTCTGTTGACATATTAATACTTATCTTATATGTTAGATGCACACAACTTTTTAGGTATAATAGATAATTCAATTGTAAATAAATTTTTCATTATACTTGCTAATTTGCTATTCTGATGAATATTTATTGAAACCTCACCACGTTCACCCGCTTGCTGGTACACATTAAGATTCTTTGTTCCATAAGAACCGTTAAATTGATAGTAATTAATTTTTGGTACAAAACATTTACTATACTGTGATGTATTACGATGGTCCTTAAGTTCCATATTAATTCTAGGTTCATTGTTATCTAACATACCGTATACTATTTTAAGAGGTGTATCAACGTCATTAAAATAATAACGGTCTTTTCCTATGATAACAGATCCGGGATATTTGTATCCCATTCTATTTTTTTCTAAGAAACTTAAATTACCATCCGCTACTAACTTTGTAGCGTCATTAAATGATGCCACATAATTAGGATTCCACTGCATTATATAAGGTACGTTTACTTCTATGTTTCTATTGGAATCTATTTTCATAACATATCCACTTTGTTGAATATCATACGCCCGTCTAGGATAATCATTCAATATACTAGCAAGAATATTATCACCATTCTGTTTGTTTTCTAAGAATGATTTGTATTGGTTATCATGTTTGGCCCCATCAATATTTTTGCTATCTTTACCCTTAGAAATAATCCTATCACTTAATCGTAGTAAAGACAACTTAACATCTACTACTACTTGAGTCTTATTACCAATATTTTGTTGAGAGATAACTTTATACTCATCAACAAAGGCTGAACTATAAGCTAGTATTTCATTCTTAACAAGTTTTTCGTTGTATGATTCACGCTCACTAGCAATCACCACACCTACTTGATACTCAATAGCTTCTTTAAAGGCATTATGTTTTGCTTCTTCATACGTACTACCGATACCAGTAGTACGTAGATATTCATCTGGCTTAGAGGTAGATACACATGCGGTAAGCATAACAAATACCGCCAGTAACAGTGAACGCATAATCAATTACCGAATTTTTTACGTAGCTGATTAGAAACCATTTCAGATTCTTTATCCCAACGTATAGTTACAGAGACTTCTTGTGGTCCTATCACTTCTTGTTTGATAACTTTGAATCCTCGCAGAATACCCTGAGCATTAACACGGATTGTTTCACTTAATTGGTATGCGGTATCATTAGAATTTTCACGTACTGAATGATTAGTGTCTTTTTCAGCATCACTGTCACTCATAGAAACAACTTCACCTGTTGTGGTACGTGATTTCATCCGATCACTTGCTTTTTCAAAATTCTTAGCAAGAGTGTCAGTGACACGGGTACTTGACACATCTTCTTGTATGAAATGACGTACACTTGCTCTAGCACGGTCTGACGCACGAATCAATGCTGTTCTACGGTTGTTCTCGCTATTACCATTAGAACTAGCTGTACCAACGGATTCAATGGAAACAATGTCACAGTTTGATTTGTCTAATGAATACCATTTGCAATCGGTTTCGATTTTAATAGTATCTTGTTTAAATGAGGTAGAAAGCTTTTGATTCCGAATCTGGTCAAACTCGCCCTCGCCTCGTTGTATGGTTGAACATCCCACTAGTGCAACGATAGATGCCAGTGCTAATAATTTGAGTTTCATTTCAATCTCCAATAAGTTTAAGATATGTATATCCTAACACAATATTGATTTAATGTCAATTATTTTTGATTCTTTAGGAACAATTCTATCTGTTCTTTTTCAGTTTCGGACAACAAATCTAAATCATACTCGCCCTTTTCTATCTTTTCAACCAAATATTTAATATAATTTTGGTTATGTAGATAGGTATCTGATTGTTCCTTTTGTATCTCAATCCATTTGCGTCCGTCGTACTTATAAACACGGTTTGGTAATGAATCTACTCGTACAAATACGTCACCTTTATTGGCTTCATTTGGGAATTTGATACCAAAATTTGTACTAATTGTACGTTGACTATCAGCAGTTACCATGAATACATCCGGGCGTAAACTCTTTAATGCTTCCTTCTGATAATGCTTATCTTCAAACACCACATATCCGCCTTCTAATTCCTTATAAGGTTTGTAGGATTCAATTACTACTTCTGTATTAGTTTCTTCAACAGTTTCCTCTTTTGGAGCAACCATCGGTTTAACATCAAAACTTACAAATGGTTTATTTAAGTAAGGATGTTGTTCTAATAAAGATTTTGATTCTTCTGATATATCATCCTTAACATCGCATAATTTATTTGGGCAAAATAGACCTATACCGGGAGCATTCATTAACTCAGTACCACACATATAACAGTTGATTGGTTCATTGACCGATTCTTTAATCTGATTAACTTGCTCATCAGTTAATGGGCCATCATCAGGCTCATATGCTGGTTCTGTGACAGTAGGAGTCGATGGTGTTTCATTCCCTAGAGGGCTGTCACCCTCCTCATCTTCTTTATCCCATTCTTTACTTGCATTAGCTGCCAACACAAGTGCAATAGCTAAAGGATCAAATACAATAACCAATAAGATAATAACCCAACGTACTGCTGACTCTAACATATTGTTATCAGCATTGTCACCGTAAATCAATGCGGCAATGTATTTTATAGGGCCGACTTCTGCTTCTACTTTACGATTCTCCGCCGCAATAGGTGCTCGTTCTTCATTAAGTTTAGCAATTTCTTTCTGAGCATCACCGATATCTTTTTGTAGTTTAGTACGTTCACCAGCTTGTTGTCTGCGAATTTGTACAGCACGTTCAGCACTATTCTCGCTATCACCACGGCTTAAACGCTGGTCAACTTGATTGTCCATTTGAGTTAATGCCTTACGGGCTAACTCAATATTGTCTCGTTGTGTTTTAATCTTCTCATCATACAATGATAACTTAGCTTGGCTATCACCAGTATTGATACCATGTTCCATGTGTGCTTTGCTTAAGAAGCCAAAGATACCCATACTAGTAAGTAATGCCAGTGCTATAACTGCAGGTACAAGGTATAGTTTAAGTAGGAAGCCAGCATGCCCCCAATACTTACGTAACCACACTGTGGTGGTAATCTTACCTATTTCAAGGATACCGCCCATAATTATAACAGGAATAACCGCACCTGCAAAGATAGCGGTTAAGCCGATAATACTATACCAGGCAGCTACTGAACTAAGTGACAGTGCTACTAATAATGTGAGATTTGAGAATGATAAAAATTTAAGGCGCATCTGATATTTAGTCTAGTGTTACGTCAAATAAGTGACTATAATAACTAAGAAATTCTGCAACAGGTAAAACTAATTTCTGAGGGATATTAGGACCACGGGTCACATGATATGTAACTAAATAATCACCACGATCCTCATCAGTCTTTTTTACCTGTATTATCTCAATCTTATTGCCATCTTCAAAAACATAAGATTGTCCTACCAATGTATATGCGTTCATTTTGTATTATGATACACATCAAATTGAGCCCACTGTCCTCGCCAGTTGTCATGTTCACCGTCCATACCCTCGTCATCAAGTTCATCACCGTCATATACTAATCGTGTGACAACACTTGTACCTTGAATATCCCAGTTAAGTACTTTAAGTTTTCGAGGATCAAACTCCTGACCTTCATCAATCTCAATAGTGGTTTGAATGCAAGATCCTTTACCACCTTGTGTCCACATCAACCAGTAACCTTTACCTAGATACTCTGGATAGAGTTCTTCAAGTTCTTCTGATGTTTCCCAACGACTATCTTCTTCACCGTGTGCTTCACTAAAGAATGATTCTAAATCACCATGATAGATTTCTTCACCTTTACCGTTTTCAATAGTCATTACAGTATCATCTTGGTCAAAGCCCCAGAACGAATGTTTGCCTTGATACTCATAATAAGGCAAATCAAATCGTGCCGCTTTCGGCGTCTTGTTCTCATCATAATCATAACTCTCATTAAGTGCGTCAGCTAAATCACCTTCATGGTCTTCGTCACTCCAATATTCATATTGTGCTTTTTTAATTTTATGTACACCGATCTCACGTGTACGTCCCCAGATACGAATTGTATATTCTCCGGCTGGATAGTTAGGCAACACATCTGCTACAGTTGTATCTTCTACAATAAGTGTCTCAAACTCTGCTTTAAGTTCTTCCAATGCGGCTTCTAGCTCGGTTACATCAACATGTTCTTCACCATCGTCTTCATCATTAATGGTAGCTTCTTTATCCCAGCGTGCCATACGTTCTTTGCGTTCGTGTTCTTCTTTAATACCGGCTTCTGTTAATTCAGTGTCACTATCACACATTGGACAAACTTTTTTGGCTTCTTTTTCACCAGTCTCGTCATCTTCAGGCCATATCCATTCGGTATCATAACTCTGACCTATCCACTTGCACTTGGTACACTTGTGTGTAGGCTCCGGGGGAGGGGGTTCACTATGCCAACTATCACTATCACCTAACTCATATGTAACTTCATAACCACCTTTACGGTCAGTCCAACAGTCATCATATTGAAATTCCCATTCAATCTCTACATCATTTTCATTGGCATCGTCAAGCACTTCTTCATAGTCAAGTTCACCTGCCTCGAGGTCTGCAAGTTTTTGTTTAATCTCATCCTCATCTAAGTCAGGATAGATTTCACTTAATAATGCTTCATCAATTTCAATAGCATATTGTCTATCATGTTGATGCCATTCGTGTTTAACTATTGTTACCATTATTTTCTCCTTTAATTGCGTTAAGTAATGCACGGGCCACTACACGATCTTTTTCTTTCTCATCTTCTGGTAATTGAGCATAAGATTGTTG